TCATCGAAGAAAGTGTCACAGTTATGTACAACACAGTTATTTGCAATATAGGTATGATTATCCTCGACTTCTAAATTATATACAGTTCGTTCTGCATCCTTAGTCCCGAATAACCTGGCCCACCCACGACCATCTTCGGGATTTACAAATTCTACCTTCTTTACTACACGTCCATTATTAATGAATTCTGCCACTTTTTCGCGAATTTTATAACGGTCTGCAATTCTCATATCTGCCTGTATTACTGGGATGAACAACGTATCGTATCCTTCCTTTGCAAATAGTTCTTTTCGCTTATATTGCCATTCTGCATCGCGCGGGGTCTTTTTAACCCATAATGAGTCGTCTGCCCAAACTTCAATTAGCTTCTTTTGCCCGTCAACGACGAAATCTGGAATTTTATGGGACACTACTAAGTCCCCATTTCCTACAAAGGTAATTGGTAACCCTTCACATATTTTCTCGATGTTAATTTCGAGTTGTGTCTTTTCTTGATTCTCCCTTGTTAAGAATGCCTTTAGTGCTACTTCCGGGTCCTTCATTGGATTATTTTCTTTCATCCTAGCAACACCCTTTTCTCGAAATTCAGGATCTTGCCATAATGACTGTAAATTAATCGATGCTCGAGCCCTGGCTTCAATTGACATTGTTCCTCGATTTGCAGGATCAAACATGGGGTTAAATAATGTCTTATGAGAGGAATTCCCCCAGTGTACTAGTTTATCACCGACTGTTAAGTCTTCGGCATTAATCCAGCCACGATTGGACGTGAGGAATGGGTGCTCCGGTGTACACCAAACCGGTTCACCACTACTAGTTACTTTAACGATCTTATCCGCAGTTGACTTATATAACTTAGTGACTTGTTTAGGCTCGAATTTATCTTTGCCCCATGACATCACAGTATCTCCAATTTTTACATCGATGATTTTTTTCTTACTGCCATCCCCCATTGTAATTTTTGTACTAGGTACAAAACAAAAACTACATGTGAGGTTGCACTTTGCAAGGCGAATGAAAACTGCAGGCATGCCGGCGTATGGCCCCTCGCCCTGCAATGTAAAGAACATACTGGTTACGAACAGAGATTCAGCTGGTGCATCAGAAAAAAACTTCTTACCAGTGATGGAATTTGTACCAAACATAATTTTTATTTACCTTTTAGTTTCTCTACTATTTTAGACGCACTTAGCAGATAAGTCAAGTCATCTGCATTAAGCGGACCCTTTTCCTTAGCAATATTGATAAGATCCTCAAACACGCTGTCTCTCATTTTTAGCTTCACAGTATTTGTTATGCCGGCAGCCATTTCTGATCCTATTGTCATTGCTCTGGCCATGGCATCGGCAGCCTCATCAATATTCACGCCGTCTGCCCATATAACGTCGCCGTTCTCGGACAGTCTGACGATTTCTTTTTTTGACTGTGTGTGAAAGACAGTGCCGGAAGTTTGATAGTTATTGGCATATGTACCTATACTGCTAAAAGTAGAGCCACCTCCGAATATCGAACCAGTGGTGGCCGCGGTGGTGGCATTAATGACAGCAGTATTGGTGAGACTACTGAGCGCACTTGTGTATATTCCGGAATTAGTATCCATCTTATAAAAATCATCGGGATCTTCATCTTGATTTGGCGTATTAGCTCCTGACATTATCTTTTTCCTTCCATGTATGCATATATTTGGATAAACGTTGCATTTTGTTAATTTTTGCTCGCTCGAGACCTTCCGTGGTAATGCCCATTGAGTCTTTTACTAAATCCACTAGAGCGAGGACATCACCTAATTCCATCTCTAAACTTTCTAGATTTGTGAGAGTAGTATTTACCGGTTTGCCGATTTGGCCGAATCTTTTTATTTTTGAAGCTGCTTGGATGACCTCCGCACACTCTTCCTGAAGAATATTCAAGCATTCTTCTTGATGTTCATTTACTTGCTTCATGTATTTCTTTCCCAACAGTTAATGCTTCTATAAGTTTGTAATCGCTAAACGCTGATGCTAGCGCCGGGTATTTAGCTAATGACTCCGGAGAAGGTTCTAAAATTAGCATTCTCTCCTCCAAAGTTCGTATTCGAGTTTCTAATTCCCTGATGACTAACTCGATGGGCGATCCGCGTGCAGGTTTATATGGTGGTGTTGAGGGGAATATCATGGCTATATTTAATTTTAAAGAAAAGTGCATCGTCCGGATCCTCGAATGATATGTAGATACACTCTTGTCCGTATTGTTGATCGAATTTTACATCCACGTCACCGGTACTATTGTCATTCACCCAATGTATCATTTTAATCCAGTCACCCGTATACATACACCTAATGATAGTTGGGTATTTTAATTGAAATTGTTTCCTAATTTCTTTAAATTGTTGATTTTCTTTTTCATCATGTTTCTCTTCAACTGGCTTAGGTGGTCGTAGAAAGTTATACCATTTAGATGATCTAATTCGTGTTGAAAACATATAGCGTCTAATCCCTCTAACTCGACCTCAATAAGGGCGCCACTCTCGTCTAGGCCTTTTGCCTTGATTTTGTCGAATCTCCCTACTTGCGCAAATATTCCGGGAAAGCTCAGGCACCCTTCATTCCATTTTTGTTCACCAGATGAAGATACTATTTCGGGATTTATAAAAACTCTTCTCCTGTTGCCGCTTTCGGAAGTGTCCATAACAAATATTCGAACAGTCTTGCCGACTTGATTGGCGGACAACCCTACTCCATTTTTATTATACATAGTGATAAACATGTTCTGAATTAGTTCTCTGATATCTTCAGTCACTTCAGTCACTTCAGTACAGACAGCCTTCAGTATAGGATCAGGAAAAATCCTAATGTCTAGTATTTTTGGCTCTGGGAGATTAATCTGGTTTGTATCCAAGAACTGCGCCGTTTTCACCATCTTCGCTTACCTCAACTTCGATAGCTCGGCCCGGGTATTTTGACGAAATATATCCGATCAAATCTTCAGCAAGCATCTCGCAGCTTTTATAATCCACTTCCAGAGTTGTCGAGGAGTAAAGTGCCTCGAGTTCTCTTTTAAAGAGTATGAATTCTACATCTCTATCGTTGTGGAACACTGCAAGTGTTACCCTAAAGTGGAAAATATGACGATGCAAGTTCTTTAAGAACTCAACACCCGCCGGTGCATCAGGGTACCGATGCAAACCTTCTTTTTGGAAGGTAACAAAAATATTTCGCTTATTAATCATTTTTAAATTTCTCTCTATTTTACTGAGTGATTTATTGATTCTGATACCCTCGTAGGATAACAGTCGTATCAAACCCCTCTGAAAATCCAGATTCCCTAAGTGCAATTGACAAACTTTCTAGAATTTCGTCACATCCTGTGGCACCGGAAGACTCGATGTCTTCCCAGAACTCGTCTGAACCTTCTTTAATAATGAGTTCAATTCTATATTCTTTCATTATACGCTCTTGCTTTTCTTTGGAAGCTTAACTGGCTTACTCAGTGGGTCTTCCGTGGCTCCGTCGGTATATGCGGCTAAAGCATCAACTTTATCCAAACCAGCTTTGCTAGCGGCCTCGACCGCTTCTGGATCTGGCTTCAGCATGGATGGGGCCTCAGGATCAAGACCCAAATCCTGCAGGTTCAACTCCGCAGTTTCCGAGACTTTTACTTCAACTTTCTCTTCTATGTAGACCTTTGCCTTAGATGCGTCTGGTGTGGAAAATTGCACTTTCGGTACATCAAGAATCATGTCATCACCATATTCTTGCCATCCTGTGAATCTATTGCTGTCCGTAACTTCACTAAAATGTAGACACCAAACCCCGGGGTTTGTTTCTGCAAAGTTAGAATCATCAATCTTAATAGTTAGATTATGACTTGATGTCTCTATACAGGGGACGGGCACAGCAAGCATGGGGATGAAGTTCCTTGACTGCCAGATGCCAGGGTTGAGTACCTTTAGCACATCATAGTGCTTATGTGCCGGGTAGTCTAGTGTTACCATGAATCCTTGATCTAGTAAGTAATGAATTTGCTTTTCCCAGTCGGCAGCCAGAGTATCGCCAACCATATACACTCCGTCCTTCAGTTCCAGAGAATCAAAAGAACGACTTACTCCAATAAAGATGTGTGGGGTGTGGTGCTCCCGTGCCAGCTTCTCCACCAATTCTGTGGATTGCAAATTTCTAACAAATAATGTCTTTTTGCCATATGCAGTTGTATGCTCAATTTCTGGCCCAATAAAGAAGTTTGCATTCTCGTAGCCCTTTCTCACAAATTTTTCCATTTCATCTCCTTAATAATTTCGTAACTAGCTGTGTTGCTGTAAAATATTGTTCTAGTAAGGCAGGCGCCAGGTCCCGCCGTACATCTATGTTATTGTAGTTATTCATAGTATCTCTGATTCTGTCAATAATTAGATGCTTGTATTTTAGATATTCACTGAATGATTTCGTCCAGATACTTGGGTAAAGATATTTTGAATCATACATTTCTGTATAGCTTAATCTGTCTGGCAACAACGGTATCACTCCCAATAATGCCCCTTCAAACGGACTAATTCCTAAAGTTTCTTGTAAATTTGCAGACCACAGGACTTTAGACTTTGCGAGCAACTTATGATAATCTTCCTTCGCTAACTTACGATCTTGGCATAACACAAATTGATACTCGGGCAATGCCATTGCTAAGTCTCTGAATATTTCTGGCTGTTTCTCTGGCGCAATCCGGTGTGGGAAGATGATGATATCTTCCTTTTGTGAATGGTCGATCTGGGAGAACATTGTTGGCATATATTCCATAGGCCAACCTGATCTAACAATCTTCTCAGATTCGATATATTGATCAATTTGCCCCTGGCGGGCGCCTGGGTGATCAATCCTTTCTGGAATCTTGTGGACAAACGTGTCGATATGGAAATTGGTCGCAAAGTAATTATGGTCAATTGCATGGAACAATGCAGATTCAGTTGCATAAGTCCATTTTTTATCCTTAATTAAACGACCTAAGAAGTCATGCTCGTCATAGCTGCCAGCATGCCATAGTGCATGTATTTCTACCGGAATTCCTAGTAATTCACTCATATACTTGAGCTGTAGTATGCCTGTATGCCATGCGTCAGTAAAGATGAATTTATCGCCAGGTTTTACATCATTTGTGAACCTACGTGCAATCTCATTCATCTGATTGTTTTTATAGATGTTTGTGGCTTGGAAATTCAGGAACGCGCCAGGCGAGGCTTCGATGGATTCTTCTCCACCAGATATATTGATGATATCCACGTCTGTGAACTTCCGGTCTGCCTCGCTCATGAGCATTACTGGCAGATGAGTCTTCCACTCACAAGTATACCGTGTAGGTACTGACTCTAGATCAACTATAAAAATCTTCATCTTTTCCATTCTATATATCCTCTGGAATAACCAGCGGGTCTTTCGATTCCCTCTTTGAATGCTAATTTAATCTCTGTCTCTCGGTCGTATGCTTTTGTCCACATACTCGCAGTATCTAGGTCACCTGCTTTTATAAGCTGTACCGCAAGTCCCATTGCATTAATGAAGTATGCATTTCTTGGACTCGGGAACTTAACATTAACTGCATTCCAAAGAAAGTTACCAAAGGACGTTACTGCATTGGGATGTTTTTCTGCTGCAAGTACAATTGTAGCAGATTCTTCATAGATGTTCAAGTCTAGATACTCTGGTTTCTCAGAAATATCAATGATATATTTAAATTTCTTGCCTGTTAGATATTCTGCACCAACTTGCGTGACACCGGGCATCTCTGACCAGAACGCCCGGTTTGCAGCCCCAACCACGATCACCTCATTATCGAATGTACGGTGCAGCATATTGTAGATTATCGTTGCCAAAAAGCCAGAACCTAACAACAGGATCGGCCTCTCGTCAAATACATCTGGCCTAATTCTGGTTGCAATGTTGATGCCGCACGCCACTGGTTCAATAATGTACTTTGGATTAGCCTCGGGGACCTGAACATACATACCGAACTTGCAATTATAAAAATCGGCAAAGGCAGGCTCGCCTCGGGTTGCAACGAAGTCTCCTTCCTTTACATCTGTGATTCCCCTACCTACCTTAGTTACGACACCGAGGCTCTCGTGGCCCTGAATTGTCTTCGGCAGGAGTTGAAAAGTACCTTGATACATATCGATGTCTGATCGGCAAACTCCGGTATATATGGACTTTACCTCGATTTCCTGGTCAGTGATTTCTGGCTTATTCCATTCTTCTTCGAATAAGTTTTCCTTGCCGTCAGTGTAAAATAATCTAGTCTTCATAGATAAAACTCGTCTAAAAATTTATGAATCATCAAATCTGTATGATAAGAATCCTTTGTATCTTTTAACATTTCACCATAGGCATCGTTGGGACACAATCCGAAATACCACTCGTAGTTAGATCCGTCCTTAAGATATAGCGTGACAGATATCCTGTCAATGCCCTCTTTCCAAGATGCAACTAGTCTCAATGGAATATTATCAATACTAGCCGATGCGTATGCATAATCTTCTACATTATACTTTCCGTTGTAATTGATAACTCCGTAATCTGTGGAAGTAATATTCTTTAGATTCCACCTATAGTCGACAAATGTAAAGAATCTTGCAGCCGATAGTTTCTTCAATCCAAAAATCTTAAGTGCGAAACAAAATAAGTGAGGCATCAAGTCCCGGCTGACGCCGCCGTATGCAAACTCTTTATCAGTAAACCAACTGCCCGGATTAGGTATTCTATTTTTATTTAACCAGTTAATGTCGACACCGACAACGTTTCCTGATTCTAATAATCTCATGACCTCTCCGTAGTCTTTCCTGTATAGGTTATTTTTTACCAGATGAAAATGTGTATCTTCGAAGTCATATACTAATTTTTCCCAGTCCCACCATTCCTCTACACCTGGCTTATCTACGAATATTCTTTTCGTGCCATTTAGTGCAAGAGACCTTGCAATGGGTTCGTGCGTAAAATTAGGTGTGCAGATAACCGCTAAATCATAGGCATTCTTAACTTGCGAAACAGACTTATACTTTACATCCGGTACTGTCGAATCTAGGACATCAACATCATACCCTAGTTTTTTTAGTTCTGGATAGTAGACGTTTGCCCCTATGCCACCATATCCTGCTAATAATGCCTTCATTTTTTTACTGTCCTATCAAATATTTCTTTATCTATCTCATCAGCGAGCTTGGCTATGGCTTCGGCCGCACTTTTAGATATATACCCTGTCCTCCACGATACCGGCACCGGCGGCTTTCTCAGCCGTGCAACCACTTCGTCCTCCAATTCTTCTTCGGTCATTTCTGAAATATTTTTCTTCTTCATAGAAATCCACATTATCGGCTTCAACCCTTATCGCCCCTTAACAGAAATGCAAGGGCATCTTCAGTTTCAACAACCACAGTTTGATGCCCAAACACTTGAAAACCTTCCGATGGATATGCACCGTTGACAGGTATGACCCTAATCATTTTGGGACTAAGTTTACTAACAGAACACAGTCTCAGCTGGTTGTGCCGAGCAACAGCTACCTTAACTCCTTGGAGTATGTCTTGTCCGAGTTTATCTTTATGCACAGGTGGTGGTTTCTTTTGTTTTGCCATTACATATCGTAGTTGATTTTTCTAATTAATTTTTCACCCATCCATGGGGAATTAGCATGCTCTCCCTTGAGCATTTTATTAAATGCCTTCATGCCTATCTTTTTGCCATCCACAATCATTTCGGTAACAGGGATGGAAGTAACTGGTTCGAAGTAATCTTCCTCTGCACCAGAATCGACCATACTTACCTCATCCAATGCATGCTCTAGGCTCTTAGCCTCGACCACATATCTATTAACAAACGTAGTAACGGTTTCAACTACAAATAGTTTTTTATCAGACATTTTATATTCCTGCTAGTTTATTTTTTATAAGTTCCGCATCAGCCCATTTAGCCTCTTGATCGATCCTAAATTTATAGTAATCCCTGATCGAATCGCGATTATTCCGAATAAAGTCTTCATAGCGCCTTAATCCACTACAAGGGCAGTCGACTACAAATGGATTACCACCCAGTTCTTTATAATAGACGAAATCGTCGAACGGTTCAATAATTACACCTTTCGGGTCTTTCTTTTGTTCCTCACGGCAACTATCAAGCATAAGCTGATAGTCGTTTTCATCTTCGCTACCGTCTAAATTATGTGGAGCATAGTGTCTCCTTCCACAATGGCAAGTTATATTAGAAGATCCACCACCGTGCAATGCCTTAAGAAACATCTTAGATGGCTTTTTTTCGCAGACGGAGTATTCTTTAGTCATTTATCTCAAATTTCCTCGCCTCTTCGAACGAGAGTCTAAAACCAGACATATTTGCATGCCCGCCACCGCCAAAAGATTTTGCGATTACGGATACATCCACCATTCCGAGTTCTGAGCGTAGACCAAATTCCCGATGAGTTGGCCTGTCATAGTAGTATGCTGCAAAAGGTTCCCCTTTTGCAAGGAAACTACACATCTCCACGCCAAATTGGTAAGGAACGTTAGCTAGTGGTACATTGTATCCGGCTATGTTTGCTCGCCTCACTACTACATTTGAAAGCTCTTTTATATCCTTCACAGCTTTACGCTGGATAGCCGATCCATCTTTAATCTGGACATCCAGTTCCTGTCGCATTAGCATGTCCCAGTTTTCAAAAGTATATTCATAACTAAACGCATTAGCATTGATTTCCCGAGTCCCAGGTAGCAGAAACTGCCAACGATCTCTGTCGTCGATGTGTTTGATAAACTGAGGAACCGGCGCATCTTCAAAGAAGTATGACCACGCAAGCATAGCCCCACTCTCTTTATTCTCTGGGCTATACCATTTGCTAAATTTGTGATGAGAGTATCCTTCCATATCCTTAATAGCACTTAGGTGGTGGTCGATATGAATTACCCGCTCAGCGTCATCGACCATCTGCTCCATGATATCGCGACTGTAACTAAAGTCAACAACATAAACAGTCTTACCCTTTACATCAGGCAGCGGATCCTTAAAAAATCCTGCATGAAATTCTACATCGTTACCGAGTGCCTCTCTTACTACCCATGCCGAAGTAAACCCGTCAGCACAGTTCCCATGGTAAATGCATAAAATCTTACTCAAGTGTTTCCCCATATTGATATAGCACTGTCTTTTGTAAATTTTTCGAACTGCGCCCTATTTTCCCTAATAAATTGCTCGGCCATTGTCAGCGCAACTCTCCTTGTTCCGCCGATGCCATCATCATATTTTAGGTGGTGGTGGTGTGCGTCTTGGATTGCTGAAACTGTCTCAGCATATGTAATCGGGTGTTCTAATAGATTCCTCATCTTGCCGCCTTATGTCTAATTTTATTCTTTGCGTCATAACGGTTTGGTCTCGGCTCAAACTTTGGACTCTCACTGCACATAATAGCATGTGCCAATATTAGCCCGTTAAGCATTCCATACATATAAGGCCCGCCATCTCGGAAGTCTCTTTGTATCGATATACAATTTTCTATGCTAGATAGCTTTTTCTGTAGATCATTGTTCATCAATCAAATGATCCAATTCGGATAGCTTTTCATCTGTTTCCTCTGTCCTGCTATCTGCCAACTGATCTTGATCTACTTGAGTTTCGCCAATTGCATCCCAATCGAACAAATTAGTGCCAGTGTCCTTTGCCTTCGTTTTATGACCTGTTCCACTGAAACTTATCGATTCCAGAAATGCATCATATTCTAGAATCATCTTTCGGGGATTAGGGTTAGCAGGATCAAATAGCTTCTCGACAAAGTCGTTGAAGAACAGAATGGTGCTAGGAACATAGTTACTAACTTCATTAGCACTCGAACTGCTTTTCTGTCGTTGCCAGTCTGTGTATTTGATATCCCTTGTGGCGTACTCGATATCTGCAAGCCTGTTAATCTCCTGAACAGCCTCGATGTGATTGTAGACGTTGTGTGCCATATAAAGAGCATATGTGAAGGAGTCCCAGCTTGTACGACCTTCCTTTTTCATCTTGTTTTTATCGCCATGCCCTAACACACATAGGTCTCCTGCAACAAGTCTATCCATGATAGGACTCTGCCATGGCATTGCCATCTGTGATCCTTTCAGATCCTTACAGTCAACACCCTTGTCCATTGAATATGTCAATCGTTTAGAATCAAATGTGTTGTATGTATAAGCCAAGCCATATGCCGTTGCAACAAACGGACTGGCAGCATCGAAAGATAGCGTGATATTTGGGTTATCGTGCTTGCGCAACACCCGCATAAGCGAGCTCAGGTAGCAAGCCCAATCCAGTCGGCCGATCCCGAGCAAGTGGATCCAGTCTTTGCCCTTCAACGCATCCAACTCTCTCAGATCAAGCAAGCGGTTTAGGACGGTCGGCATGTGACTCATGTTTATACCTGCAAAGGCATATCCTTCCAAAGTTCTGTCTACTGTATGTCCCATAGATTCGACACATGCCGGTATGCTGTACGGAATGACTTTATCGAACCATACTTTAGAATTTTCCGGCGTGCTACCAGACATCACATTTAGGAACTTAGTTGCTCCTGGCTTACGATTCTTCATAAAGTAATCCAAATTATGAAGTGTAATGTCGATTGTATCTTCAAATTTCTTTAAGCCAGTTCTGTGACTAAATCTATCAGCAGCAAAGGCTGGTACATCAAGTGTCATACTCCAATCTGCTGTATATTCTAGCCAACGAAGGATTTGCTCACGCAATGCATCACCCTCAGGCCCTTTGACAGTTGCCCAATCTAACTTCAGTACACCAGTGGCAATTTGGAAACCACCTGAATCACCAATGATGATAGAAGTTTTTCTATCACGCTTCTGTACCATTGGATCAGTCTTATCGGCCCGATCCAATTTTAGCTGAGCGTGGCCAGCACTAAACAATCCATACTTGTAGTAATAGTATGCTTTTTCTGGATCTAAGAAATTGAGGCCTTCGTGCCCATTCTCAAACTTTGCTGGCAACGGTCTACCAGCGTATCCCGGAATTGCATCCATCTTACCGAGTTGAATTGTATAAAATCCACTGATAGCAGGCAGGTATACTGCCCATTTACCAGCTTCGTGTCTTTCTGTAAGGTTAACTCTACTTTGTGTCATTTGTACTTTCTTTAAATTATGTTTGGCCCATACACTATTTAGGTTTTACGCCTTACCTGCCGGCAGAATATAGGAATATTTTCCGATTCCGCTGTCAATCTCGATCTTTAATGCTCCCATATCTGAGAATTGCATTACAGTTGTTGATGCAGTTTCGCTGAGCTTCAAAATACTCAATACCTGAGAAAGGGGCCAAGACCACTGATGCTTCAACTTACCGGTTACATTTCCCGCAAACGGCAGAGTGGTGCGGTCGGTCGGTCCAGTTCCAACCGAGAATACCAATGTGCCATTATCGACGCTGACAACAAATCGCTTTTCAAATCCACCTAGCACGCCTTGCATATAAGACAGCTCGGAGATCTTTTTCTTTTCTGGAGTTACAGTAATATCCCATGTCGCACCTTTAAACGGCGGCACCCTGACTTGCTCATTAATCATTGCCTCACTCATGAAGCGGTAGTTCGCAGTATGCCCCTCACCACTTGAGAATTTGATTTCAGTTGGAGTATCAACCCCTGCCCTATTTTCTGTGACGATAGATACAGATGCCTTGTCTCCGTCGAACACCGGAAAATCAATGTATCCTTTTAGGATGGGAATACGTGAGAGGCCAACGGTACTACTGATGCCTTCGATTGGTTGATACATTTCACCGAAGATGATAACAGTATTATCTGAGTCCTTTGTTTCGATCTTTGCAGTAGATGCATCACCGATAATCTTCACCATATCAATGAAGCCAAGCCCGCTGGTGTGCTTCACGATGTCTTTCAACTGATCTAACATTTTTATTTCCTTTAGTTTTTATCTTTAAATACAGGCATTTGTCTTACTGAATGCCTCACAAATTCGTGCGTTATGTACGCATCCTTGAGTTCCTCATCTGTAACGTGGACAAAGGTAAGAGTAACACAACCATTTTCCACTTTTTCCAGAATGAACATTTTATCTTTTTTCATAACGTATTATGCAGGATTTTACTAAGAAAGTCAACACTATCCTAGTAACCCTGCTATGAAATATTAGATGGCCCCGAAGTCAAACAAAGTTTCTAAGTGGGCATGCTCTTTCTTAGTTCTGGATAGATCCCAGTTCAGTGTTGAGAGCAAGTTCTCTACCTTCTTGTCGACAATGCCTGCCATCATGTCATCGCTGTCAAAAGGTAAATCCAAGAACCAATTCGGTAAATGAACTTCATCCACAGGGAATGCAATACTTGTTAGTACGTTTTCTGGAGTTTGCTTTAGCTTACAGACGATTATTTTCTGACCGTCAATAATACGCATTGCATGCTGATCTTGATTTATATCCCTCAGTCTATTCCATGCAAGGCTGGCTCGCACATGCCCTGGCATAGTTATTGCCCCGGTTGACTCACCCTTCAACTTCTTCCGCATGTGCTCTTCCTCTTTCTCTCGATAGAATGTGAGCTTATTCACTGCCTTAGGCGTACCTTGTTTCCAAGGCTTCAAGTCTTCAAACTTTTCTTTGAATATCCTAATCTTCTCAATGACCGCATTTTCGCCCTTGTCCGTCAGTGTATCCATAAGTATTTCAGATAAGAATTCCTGAACAAACTTTGGCGTATCAGCACGCTTCAGATCAAGACCCATGGCTTTTACTTTTCCAGGCTTACCGCCCGTGTCGAGTCTAAATCCATCCTTGTCAAACATTAGGACAGCATATCGCTTCTTTGACATCCAAATTCCAGACTCTGAAATCGTTTCTCTGGAGCTAGCAATCACACCAGTAGACCTTTTTACAGGTACGTTTAACTGTTCAAGTAAAAAGCCGGGGAATGTAGCAGACACTGCACCTGCTAATGCATTATATGTATCCGTGATACTTTCTTTAGTCCACTCCACTTCACCCCTGTTAATCTCCTCTTTCAGAATTGGATAAGCTGAGAAGTAACACGAGTCAGTGTCTCCATAGACAATAGACCTACCATAATGATCATATTCTCCCGTAATCATTTCATTTGTTTTAGCAGCCATATGTTTTGTAATGGTCCTGCCTGACAATGTCGTTGATTGACCTAGTCTCTGATCAAAGAATCTACTACCAGGGTTAAGTAAAGCTCCGTATGCAGAGTTAAGGTTAATCTTCTTTACTAGTTGACGCTTGTCCCAATATCCGATAATGCGCTTCAAATCTCGCTGGTCTCGATGAATTGCCTTGCCGGCCTTGACCATCAGATTGTGCTGGTTCATATATTGAACCACACGTTTGACAGATCCCTCTTCGATGAGTTCTCTTAGCTTTTTGGGCTTATATGCATCGTGTTCTGAGTACGGGTTAGCTTTTACTTCTACATCACTCACATCGTCATTTGTAAACAAATTTTCGGGAACACTGACTCCGGCGATCTTAGCATTATCTTCGATGTCTTGATAATTCCCCATAATACCCTGGAGTGTTTTACGCTCACTATACCATCTAGTCAGCAGTGCTGGAATAATACCATCAATGTCTGTCCTAAATATCGTACCATTGGCACTAATACACCAGGGCTGGCCACTTTCAAAGATAAGGTCATTCAACTCTTTGCCAGTTACTTCGAAAGACTGCCCATCTTCCATGTCCAGCGTCAGTTTAGTGCCGATGTCCTTATTATAGAAATTCTCCATCTCGACAATGTTAAATCTGTCGTTCCACCATCCTGCGAATGTGTACTTTGCACCCTTAGCAATAAAGAGCGCTATTTCGTTCATTGTCTGATCTTGTCTGACCTGCCCGACAATTGTTTCTGGGCTCATATTGAATGCTCGAATAACAGACGGATACAGTGACTTCATGTCAGTTGATGCAATCCATCTGTGGAATCCCTTTCTGGGGGTAGCGACCCAGCCACCCGCTGCCTTATCCGAATCATCACCACGCGGGGAGTGTTTCTTATCAGGACATACAAGATTCTTGCTATGTGCTTCCATCAAAACGTTTTGGTCCGTAACTGCTACCGCACCCATAGTGGTCTGAAGCAGAACACAGCTTGAGTGGGCAATCGAGTTAGCCAAACTTATGAAGTCTAGCTTCTTATCTAATCGATCAATAAGCCTTGTATCTTGAATGTTGTACTCGAGAAACTTCTTAAAGTCATCATTATATAATTCATCAAGGGATCCATCATATTGGACTTTAGTCTCGCCGAGCTCAATCTCGGAGATCGCATTAAGCGCATAGCTATGCCGTTCTTCGTAGTTATATTTCTTGTAAAGTTGCAGATAGTCGATGTGTACACGGCCGAGTAAGTCGTAAGTTAGCTGAGTTTTTCCGCCACGGTCGTATTCTCGTGGCTTAGGGTTTTGATCCCAGAGACATAGTTTCCTTGCCTCATGCTTGCCTAGGACTTTCTTAATCCGGTTTACCACATATGGAATATCATATGCCTCACTGTTCCACCCGCTAAGGACGTCAGCGTCCTCGATGACTTGCATAAACGCAGTCAGCATTTCCCCTTCCGATTTGAACAGGATCGTGTTGCCTACTTCGTTAGCAATTTCTTGTGCTTCATCCCAAGTCAACGTTTCGGGTGGTAAGGCCAGGCATATGATTTCATCTATCCACTGAAGATGTATAGATATAGATGTAATGTAGTTGTCTGCGTCGGCTGCGTCGGACCATCCCGACTCTTTATCGAAACTTGTTTCAATGTCGAAGAATGCTACATGCAGTGCTGGTGGCTCCGCATTATGATAGTTCTGTTCGAAGCATCGGAATATGGGGTCGACGTCTGTCTCCCATTTCTTTACATTTCCGGAAACACTTTTGACTAGCTTTTGCTTTTCGCCAAAAGTTCTCGGCACCATCTTTTTTACGGAATCACCATAAATGGATTTGGCAGTGCCCTTCGGGTCGTTAACATAGAAATGGTAATCAGGCTGAAATTCACGGTAAACTCTCTTACCGCCAACTCTTTCTACAATCCTAATTACTTCGCTGTCGCCGCCTCTCTTGAAAAATGCGTCTACGTACACTCTTAACCTAAGCCTCCAGCTTTGTATAGTTCTTCAAGTTCATCGAAGTCCTCTCGCTGGTCATTCATTTTGCCTTTTTGGACTACCTTAATCAGCTTATTCAGTTGGGCAGGCTTGACTTCTAGTTCTTCCGCGATGGACTTCACAGTCTCGCTGAGTCCTTGTCTTAAGTCATCACATTCGTTTAGTACCTGGACTCCGTCATGTACTAATTGTTTTAGTCTTGCAATATTTTCCGGTGATAGTTTGGCCATATTACTCCTTGTGATATTTACTTAGCTTAATAGTAAGTATACACAAAGAGTTTATGGTTGTCAATTATGGAAAAGTCGCATCCTCAAGTCCCGAACATATTCTCTAAGAGTTATTTCTGGTAGCATTACCTGGGCAGTGATATCATGCCCATCTCGTTCTATCACTTTTAGATTATGTTTTCTAGCTATGTGCTGGATTACCTTATTTTCACTAATGCAATGCATAAACAAGGATTTTATGTGTCTTGCTTTAGCCCAGAGAATGGAATAGGCCATGAGTTTATCTGCAACTCCTTGCCCTTGATATGCTGAATCAACACTTACTGCCAATTCCCATCCGTGCGTTGACTCTGAGGCTAGGTGTACAAACCCGACAATCTTATCTTCAATTTTGGCCGTAAACAGATGATGTTCGGATGGGTTATAAATCATAGACAGTATCAGTTTGTCTATTGCACAGTCACCAACTGTAAATCCAAACCGGCTATATCTGTCGGAAATTGGTAAGTTCTTTAAATGCTCAGAATACTCTTTTAGGTACTTCGTACCAGTGTATCTTATATTCATAATATTTTATTTGCAAGCGCAGCGGGCTTCTTCTTTGCTGTTATAATCTGCTATAGCTGCTTTTATAGCATCTTCAGCCAGGATGGAGCAATGGATCTTGACCGGCGGCAAAGCCAGTTCTTCGGCAATCTGCGTGTTCCTAATTTCCCCGGCTTCTTGAAGTGTCTTACCCTTCACCCACTCTGTAACCAGGCTTGAGCTTGCGATGGCCGATCCACAATTATGAGAGCCGACTCTGTTTGAGAAGAATACATGTGCGCCTTCCTCTAATTTAAGGTCGTAAACTACAACATCCTTGCCGTCACGCTCACACCCTCTTAGTTGATTGCGATGAGTTATTTTTTCCACAGATACAATTTTCATTCCGTTATGAATAAAATTCTGTACTTGAGGCAATGCATGGTCGAAGTCTTCAACGGCTAAAAATAAACAATCATATCCACCTGTAGCTAATTGTTCTCTGCGATTTGATATATATGTAGATTCTTCTGACCTATCTTGCATAAATTTAGGCATGCGTTTGGTATAAA